TGCTCATAAGGGTTCATATATTTAGATACGTCTGTTGTTTGTAATCGGTCTACATCAATTTGATTTGGAGCTTGCGCTGCTTGAACCGCACCAACGCCTTGCATAGTTTGCGCTGATCCTAGTTGTGCTGCGCGAGCTCGTTCAATAGGGTCAATAGTTGCACCAGAATAACGCTCTACTTCACCTAATTGAGCAGCTTGAGGCAACATTGTACGCTCTATTTCTGCACCACCATAAGTAGTTGTAGGAGCTAATCTTGCCCCACTAAATGTAGCAGTTGGGCTAGCTCCTGCTGCCCTCATAGATTGTGGAGAAAACCTTGAAAGTTGCCCCATAGTACGTTGCGCTTGGCCTAAAGACTGCGCTGACTGTTGGTAAATATTAGGCTGTTGTGGACGTATACCAGGCGGCATAGCTGGCCCACCTCTTATACTACCAAAGTCATCTACTTGTCCTGTTATTGCCCTCTGCATACCACCAGTGGGTGTGCTTCCACCTTGCCCTGCTAAACCACCGCTTGGTAATGTTTGCCTTTGACCTGAACCTGATGAACCCATGATTATCTCCTATTTCCCACCGCCGCCACCTTGCATTTCTAACTCTACAGGCTGGTTTTCTGGTGCGCGTGATCCTACTTCCCCAGTTACAGGGTCAAGCCCAAAACTTTCACGATATTCAGCTTGACCTGGGCGCTCTGTTTTAAATTGTTCTATCATACCCTCTACCATTGGACGCGCCGAATAACCTTGTATTCCACCTTCAAATGTTTGTGCTTGTGGCAAGTACGATTGTGCACCAGCTGTAGGCATACCAAATGCACCAGCCATCATATCTGTGCCTTGAATACCAGCCTGTTCCATTGGAGACAATGCAGCAACTTGTGGCCCATACAAAGGAGTATATGTATCTTGTAGAGGTGCTAAATCTCTAGCCATGCCCAAGCCTTGTTGCATACTTGTTTCTGCAAATTCTGGCATAATTACTTCTTCTCGTTGCGAACCACCACCCATTTAAACCTCCAATGCGTATTGCGCGTTAATTAATTTCCAACCAAGCGGTGCTAGTGCTTTTTTCCAACCTAACCTACCTGTTAAAGTTCCACCAGTACACCCATGAGCGATTGCCCAGTTAGTAATATCAGTGTTCATATCTTTCAATTGATCCAATTTACCACCAGCTAAAAATAAATGTAATACTTTCTTTTGTGGGTATACCACAATTTCTGTGACAATGCACCCCTTTGGTGCAGCCCATAATTGCATCCTACTTTCCGCAATGCCAAGAACAACGTCATCAAAGTTATGTGTTCCATTAGAATACTCTAATGCGTCCTCTATCCAAGGTTTGCAACGCTCTAAATCATCGCTTAAAATAAAATCTTTCATAATTTTACCATGTACTTAAAACAATTCTTTTCCAAATTGCAGTTGATCCATCGTGTGTACCAACACAAATATAAATATAATTAGTATCCCATGCAATCATTCCAGCTACATCTCCAGCCGAACCTATATTTGCTGTTGGCGTTGTTTGTTTAGTTGCAACTTGTTTAAATGATCCATTGGAAGCTACAACAACATATTTCTGCGTTCTATCCCAAAGCAATGCACCATCTTCAGCAGCAGAGGAATATTGATCTTTTGCATCTAATTGATTTAGGGCTTTGCCAAGAAACTTTCTAATGTTTTCTGCCCACGCCTGTATATCTGGTGTATATGGTGGTACAATTCTCACCTACGACCACCTTGCCGCGCATCTAAACGCATAATGCCTAATCTCCAATCAGTAGAAACATTACCTTCAACTCTCATACGAACTTGCCTACCTTGAAATCTTACAGAGGTAGGATTGCTCATGTTAAATGGCCCATATTCACTTTCACTAGAGTTAGGGTAAAATCTTGTTTTAAATTTTGCCTGAACATCACCTTGCGTTTTTTCGTCTGGTATTAGCTCCACAACATTCATTAAATTATCACCATTACCTAGTGCAATTGGCCCTGTTTCAGCAAAAGGTGTAGCACTATCATAACTGTAACCTATCTCATGCTCATATAATTCACCGTCACTTTTTATAAACATTGGATTTCTAAAAACACCACGGTCAACTCCTGCCGTTCTATCCATAGAGCCTGTCATCCAAATGTTTTCGGCATAATCGTATGCAACATAACGATTGCACTCTGTACTACCTGAGCTTGGATAAAACCACCATATTTCATTCCATGAAGAATTAACAACAGCACTTACTTTGCTTCTTTGGTCATTATTAAAATCAGAGAAAACGTAATCTCCTACATCACACGCAACATCCTGCACCCTACCACCAGAATATATAAAAAATCCACGATGCCCCATCCAAAACACGCCATTATCTACTGCCACAGCAGCAGCTACACCAATTAACCCACATGAAGTACCAACACGCTCAAAACCATAAACAAATGGTGGCCCTTGGTATGTCATTGTGTGGGCATCTTCTGTAGTTAAAATTAAAGATTGCCCTCTTGTCCTTAGACCTTTTAAAATTGTGCCGTTTGTTTGAATTCTTAAATCACCAGCTTGGTTTGTTGCTGCTGGTGTCCAACTTGTATTATCTTCTTGATCGCTCCACTGCACTTTTCGCGGATCGCCTCCTGCGCCAAAACAAACAACAAATCTTTCTTCTGTTACCATAAACCCAGAGCAAGACGTAGGAGCGTTAGAAACTTGCGCCGCTTTAACAGCATTATTTAATTGCCATTCGTACAACTTCCCATCGTCTGGAGACATGGCAAGTAAATACTCCCCCCAGTTATCAAGCGACCAAACTGTAGCTTTTAAAATACTTTGATTATCTGACCGTGGAAGACCGTATTCCTCAAAACCGTAAACTCCTGCGCCATATCCAGTGTTAATAGTTGCATCAACACGTCCTGCCGTTAGTCCAGTAGGGGTTATATCTGTTAAAACGTTTCCTGCGTTTATTGTATATAATTTATTATATGTGCCAGCGGCTAAACGCCTATTATTGGTGTTGTCTTCCCACGCTATAATAGACCGCGCAACGCCATTAATATCTACGCTTGCTCTTTGACGCCATCCACCTATTGGACGCAAAGCATCCTCATGCCACCGAATTAAGTTAACATCTCTCCAGCGACCTTGCGCCATCAAGTCTGTTCCGTTTCGGTATTGGCCTTTTGGTATATTTAACGGTATGAGAGGCATTAATTTATCCCTCTACGGCTTAGTAGGCCAATCAGCATCTTTCAAATTAGGCCAGTTTTCATGCGCTGTAATATCTCGCAAGGCTTGGCGATACGTGGTCATTTCGCTAGACATTGTTACGTCTGACAATGCATAAAAGTCTGTCTCTGCAAGTTTAGTATCTCTGGTGGCTCTGTTTGATGTTGCAACATTTGCATCTAACGTTGCCTGGTATGCTGCTTCATGCGCTGCCTTGGTAGTGGTTACACCATCCTCAGTTGTATCAGCAAACATGTCTCTTGCGACATACTTCTCAACCCAGTTGCCCTCACTATCTTGCTCAACGCCATCACGCACACTTGTTTGATATGCTGTGGTTGTAGCAGCAGGAGATGCTAGTACTGGATCAATATTCATTGCGTCACAGACATTGCTTGTCCAGACACGAGGCAGAGACATATTCTTAAAGGCTGATCTCCACT